GAAATTGCAAAGCCAGAAATTGAAAGCCCCCTCGCCCAAGAAACCATAAAAAAAGGAGATAATGTAACTTTCAAATATACTAATTTAGGGGGCGAATCAGAAATTGTTAATGGGATAGTTGAAGAATCTCCGATAGGTAAAGATTTTGATTTTTTTTCTGCTGTTGACAAAAAAGGGAATCGTTATTTGCCAAAGAGAACTGATATAATTGCACCATCTGAAAATATTTTATTAGAAGAAGCCCGCAAGTATAAGAGTGCGGAGGAGTTTGTGAATGGATATAATAAAAAGATGGAAGGATTTGACCCTTTTGGAGACCAGACAAAAATACCGAAAGAACAATCACAACTTAATTCCGCATTTATGGATTATGCCCAAAAGCCAGAAATACAGAAATTATATGCAGAAGGGAAAATAAATGATACTGGGGTTCTCACCGACATATACAACCAAGCAGTTAAAACCGAACAAAAACCGAAAATGAAACTCGGCGAGGCGATGAAAAAAAAGGCGAGTGTTGTTAAAACTAAATCATTAGTTCAAGGCAAAGAAATAAGAGAAACCATATTAACCTCTAAAACCCCAATAAAGCACCAGCCAGGAATGGAAAACAAAGTCGGACTTCCTTCTCGCGGTTTTGAATTGGAAAGATTTAGCACCAACCCTGGCCTGTTAGGATTATTCGGTAAGGGTATGGCCACTGATTCTTTTGTGTTGCTAATAGATAAAGATGCTTCAAGCCAACTTTTAGAAGATTATATCAAAAAAGAAAACACAAAAGAAAAGAGGAAACTCGTTTCAATGAGTGCATCTGAAAAAGAAATAAACAACTTTTTATCTGAAAACGAAAAAAGGATAAGACAGGATGTTAAGGATAAAAAAGATGAGGCCCCGGTGGTAGAAGATATATTGCCAAAAGTAATTTCAAAGAATGTGCCAGAGATTATTGGCTATGACAAGCTGACTGATTTTTCCAAAAATATAATTATGTATTTAAAGCACGGTGAAACCACTGTTGCTATTAGCGCCGACAAGTATGCTTTTATAAAAAAGTATTTACCAGATGCAGAACTTCGCATTACCGATAAAGAATTTTCTCCGGTTCAAATTGTTGTGAATGGGAAGCTGAAAGGACTTGTTATGCCTATCAAACAAGAATCTACACCATCTAATTTTACAGATATTGATTCTGCAAAAACAGAGGAGTTAGAAGAACCCGATATAAAAGAGGGTGATGGTGGATCTCTGGGTTTTAATCCTAAAAATCTTGAAGATTTAGATTCTCCAAAAGCAGTAAAAGAAACTGATAAAATAATCAAGCGCAGCGAGATAGCCAAACAATTAAGCGAGAAATTGGGAGTGCCTATAAGAAACGGAAAATTTAGCAGCCGGGGAGCGATTGGTATTTTCAAAAAGATGGAGGAGATAATTAGAATCAAAAAAGGAGGCCTGCCCACTATATTCCATGAAATAGGACACTTTTTGGATCAGAATTTTAAATTATCTGATTCAATAAACAAAACAGAAAGAGAGGCGCTGATGACAGAATATGGTTATTCGTATAAGGGTTGGCCGAAAAAACAAAGACAAGAAGCGTTTGCTGAATTTTTAAGATTTATAATGACCGGGCAAGAAGCCAAAGCACAGAAGTTGGCCCCTGAATTTTTTGCAAGATATGAAGGAATGATAAACAATATGCCAGAGATCAGAGATGTTTTAGAAACAGCAAGGCAAGACTATGCAAGGTGGAAAGAGATGCCTGCAACAGCAAAGATTTTAAGCCATATATCTTTGGATGTAGAAAAAAAGGGTTCTTTAGTAGAGAGAATGTCCGGTTTTTTTCACAATTCATATACGGCGTTGATAGACGATTTGCATCCTTTACGAGAATTTACTAATTTAGCCGGAAAAATACCGGCGCAATCTGATCCGTATATTTTAGCCAGAAACTTGCGTGGCTGGGTTGGCAAGGCAGATACATTTTTAACTAAAGGAACATTCGGAAAAGATTATTGGGAGGTGGTTAATGGAAAGGTTAAGCCAATTTTTAAGGGGAAGAGTTTCCAGGAAATAGTAAAGCCAATTTCAGATAATGGAAAACTAAATGATTTTAGGGTGTATTTGGTTTCGTTAAGAATTATTGAATTATCTAATCGCGGTAAAACAACCGGAATATCAAAAGATATTGCAGAAAAAGCCATTGAGGAATTAGAGCCTAAAAACCCTGAATTTAAAACAGCATCCGAAGAATTATACAGTTATCAAGATGATTTGTTAAAGTATGCAATGGACAATGGGAGTATGGGACCGAAAGGATATGCTAAGATAAAAGAAAAAAATAAATATAGAGTTCCGTTCTATAGGGTGATGGAATACGAATCAAGCAGATATATGGGAGGTAAAAAAATAGGCGGCAATATCGGATCTCCCATTAAAAGATTAAAGGGTTCTGAACGAGAAATTATTGATCCTTTAGAGGGAATTATAAAAGACACATACGCCATAATAAACGCAACAGAGCGCAACAATGTTGGGATAGCAATGGCCCGCTTAGCAAAACAAGACAAAGAACTTGCCAGATTATTTGAACAGGTTGCCGCTCCGATGAAGCCGACAACAGTAAATATTCAAGAAATTATTAAGGTTATGAATCGGTCGGTTGGGTTAAAAGATGACACACAAGTTCCTGATTTTCCTGAAATGGCAGATATAATTGCAACTATTTTTAGGCCGACACAAGACAAAGGCCCGAATATGTTAAATGTTAATTTTGGAGACAAAACTTTAGTATTCCAAGTAGATCCGGAGTTATTTAATGCAATACAAGGATTAAATGAAGAGGATGTTGGAATGGTTTTACGACTACTTGCTATGCCAGCTAAAATGTTGAGAGCTGGCGCAACATTAACTCCTGATTTTTCTGTCAGAAACCCAATAAGAGACCAGTTTTCTGCTTTTGTATATTCCAAATATGGTTTTAAGCCGGGCATTGATTTAATATCTGGCATAATGGAAATGTTTAAACGCGGAGATGTGTATGATTTATGGAGGATGGCAGGAGGACAACACGCTATGATGGTATCAATGGATAGAACCAAATTACAACAAAACCTAAAAGATTTGACTTCGGGAAAATTAAGAAATACATTAAAGTATGTAAAAAATCCCATTGAAGCATTAAGGATTGTTTCTGAAATTGGAGAAGAGGCAACAAGGTTGGCTGAAATGAAGAACACCCTAAGAAAATCAAAAAATCCTGTTGAATCTGCTTTCGCTTCGCGCGAAGTTACTTTAGATTTTGCAAGAAAGGGATCTAAAACAAAGGCGCTTAATTTAATAATTGCTTTTTGGAACGCCAATGTTCAAGGAACCGATAAAATGATTCGTTCTTTCAAAGAAGCGCCATTTAGAACACTCACAAAAACTCTTCTCGGAATAACACTTCCATCAATTTTATTATATTTAGTAAACAGGAAAGATCCGAGATATAAAGAATTACCACAATGGCAAAAAGATTTATTTTGGATAGTATTAACAAAACCAGGTAAGATTAAAATGGGCGGAAAAGAAGTTTCATATAGTGGGATATGGAGAATCCCGAAACCTTTTGAATTAGGAATTATATTCGGAAGCATACCGGAAAGAATTTTAGAATCAATAGACAATAACGATCCTCAAGCGATAGACCAACTTTGGCAGTCTGTCGCAAATGGGGCATCTCCGGGATTTATACCAACGGCCCTGATTCCTATTATAGAAAACATAACAAATTATAGCTTCTTTTTAGACAGACCGATAGTTTCTGAAGGAAAACAGGGACTTCCACCAGAATATCAGGCCAATACATATACAAGCGAAACAGCAAAAGTGATAGGAGAGACTCTTGGATATTCTCCGGCTAAACTTGATAACTTAATACAAGGATACACTGGTGGATTGGGGAGATATGCTATAAACGGGTTAGATAATATATTAAAAGGAACCGGATTGAGAAAAGTTCCAACTGAACCTGCAAAAACTCTTGAAGACTGGCCCGTGTTAAAAGCGTTTTTAATTCGCCCTCCCTATGGTTCTGGATCCGAAAGCGTAAATAGGGTGTATAATATGTATGACAAGGTAAGTTCTTATATGCAATATACTAAAAAGATGTTGAATAATGGAGATACCGACCGCGCCAAAGAATTTGTGAAAGATCATAAAGAAATAGTGTATTCGCAACTTTTAACCGGAGTAATTTCTCATTTTTCTGACATAAACAAAGCGATTGAGGAGATTAAAAATAGTAAAATCCTGTCTGCTGAAACAAAACAAGAGAAAATATTGGAACTTCAAAAATTAGAAACTACATTGGCACAAAAAGTATTAGAAGAAATAAAAAATGCAAAGTAAAATTGAAAAATTTATTGGCACATTTTTTGCAACCTGTCTGACTATTTTGGTTGTTGCCGCATTATTTTATAATCTAATTAACTTTATGTTAGGAAATTTCAAAGGTTTTGGAATGTATGGAAATCGTGGAAATGACTACATGTATGGTGAATATAATTAAAATAAAAAACTATGTTCAATTTTATAAAATCGTTTTTGCAAAAATTGTTTTCTAAAAATACGAAAGATAATTATTTCAAGGATTCTCCTTTACTCCCTTCCCCTTTGGATTTGCGCGATGTTAAGGCGTCTGATGTCCTGGGAGCAGTCAGCACAGCAGAAAATCCAACGCCCGATAGCGTTTTTTGCCCCTATGTTTTAACGCAAAAAAATCAGGGTTCTCTTCCTATTTGTGTTGGCGAGAGTGGGGCTACGATAAACGAATACGAAAAACGAAGGCAGGGGATAGCCGTAGAGTTTGATGCCGAGTGGCTGTATAACGAATGCAAAAAAATTGATGGCTTACCGGCCGGAACGCCCGGGACTTACTTTCGCGCTGTATTATCGGTTTTAAAGAACAAGGGAGCCAAGCCAACGGGCGGAAGCGACGCAGACGCAGCAAACTACAAAATAGGAGGATACGTGCATGTAGAGCCCAATTTTGACGCTATAAAGCGGGCTATATGGAAGTGGGGAGCAGTATTGATGGGTTTTAGGGTTTATACTGGCGGAAGTTGGAATACATCGCCTATTAAAATCCCGCCCGGAAGCCAATCATACAGTGGACACGCAACAGTCGGAAAGGCATTCAACCTTATATTTATCCGAGGCCAAAATAGTTTTGGCGCAGATTGGGGAGATCACGGAGATTTCGATATGCCAGAATCCTATTTACCCTACGAATGCTGGGCCGTAGTTTCGGATATTCCAACTACACTTTTACCTGATCCAAGCACAAAGCCAAAATATGTTTTTACTAAGGATTTATATTTAGGGATTTCAGACGATGATGTAGTTATCCTTGACGACTGCTTAAAGTATTTAGGTTGCATGGATAAGAAGTGGGAAAGCACACCAAGTTTCGGCCAGATAGATTTGGTGGCGGTAAAGGTTTTTCAGGGTAGATACGGCATTACTCAAAACGGCAGAGTTGGGCCAATAACAAGGCAAAAATTAAATGAACTATTTACATGAACATTTTAATTTATCTATTATTAGGTTTGGTCGCCCTGATGATAATAATTCCAGTAATTCTTTTAATAATTATTAAAAGAGATTAACAAAAATGACATTAACAGATAAACAACGGGAGTGGTTGGCAAGCTCCATTCAAACATTTCTTGCGACATTTTTAACAGTTGCCGGTGCAACATTATCAAGCGGTATTCAGTGGTCGTGGGCGTTTTGGGGGAGTTTGGTCATGGTAGCCGTTCGCGCTGCGATAAAAGCAGTTCTGAAAACTACACCTATCCCAATTTTGGGCGGAATCAGCAAGGATGTTCAATAGGTTTCTAAAAATCTTTGGTAGATTTACCGAGATTATAGGAATGATTTTTTGGTCGCCCGTGCTTTTATTATTCTTAATTATTCAATTTTTCTATGGAATTAAATTGGAAAAATTCAGACGAAGACACAGACGAAAACATATTTCCTGATGATGAGGAAGACGAAGATTTGAAAGATGATGATGAAAATGACGAGAATTCGGACGATTCTTGGACGTAGGAGGTCGTAGGACGAATTAAAAATTGACCGATGGTACTTTTCATCGGTCTTTTTTATTACATGGGTATTGACAATAGGTCTTGAATAAATTAAGATAAAAATAATATAAATAACTTGATAAAAATAATATGGGACAACAAATAATTATTAAAAAAGAAACACAATTACCAACCAAAATTGAAGATTTGGCTAAATTTATACTTATTTTGCCAGAAAAATTAAAAAGTGTAAGGGCCGAAATTTCAGCAATAGATAAATTGAAATTGTCAAAAGATGTTTATGACCAAAAAATGAGGGAAGCAAGGTGGTTAAGTGGAATAAGCCTTGACGCTTTTGCTAAAATGGGCGAATTTATAAAAAAAATCCCCAAAGATAATCCAGAAAAGAAGCGAATAGTAGGTAGGGGAGAATCGCTTCGGAATATGGGGATTACACAAAAAATAGGAGATCAATGTCAAACCCTTGCCGAGAATAAAGATATTATTGAACAAGTTAAGGTGGAAGCAGAAGCTGAAGATGATTTGCCAACAAGAACAGAAGTTTTAAGAAGGGTGGCAGAGAAAAAGAGAGAAGAATCTAAAAATAAAGAAATCCCGGCGATGCCAGAAAATAAATATCAGCTTATTTATGCCGACCCGCCATGGATGTATGATGTTGATTTATCAAGTGGCGCAACAAGAAGCCCTGAAAATAATTATCCAGTTATGGATTTAGATGCTCTTAAAAATTTTGGAGAAAAAGTGCGTGAAATTTCCAACAAAGATTGTGTATTATTTATGTGGATTACTGCCCCGAAATTAAACTGGATGAACGATGTTTTAGAAGCATGGGGGTTTGAATATAAAACGAATTTAATTTGGGATAAAATAAAACCAAATATGGGACATTATTCTTCTGTAAGACACGAGATTTTAGTAATAGCCGGTAAAGGAAATTGCTCTCCTACTTGTGATGGTAAAACAATACAGAGTATTGATTCTGTCCAAAGTATAGAAAAATCTGCACGACATTCTGAAAAACCACAGGAATTTAGAAAAATTATAGAAAAACTTTATCCTACTTACAAAAAAATTGAGCTTTTTGCACGGGGAAACGCACCAAAGGGCTGGACTTTTTGGGGGAACGAACAAAATGCTGACTAAACAAGATTTTTTCAGTTTTGAGAACAAGATTGCACGCCCCTTCTTTGATAAATTTTATGAGGCCAAAGGGTATGGGGTAAAAAGGATGACCGGAATTAAAAATAAAGATTATGATTGTGAGGTTAAGATAGGCGATAAGTGGTATAAAATTGAAGAAAAATATAGGGATAGGGAAATTACAGACTGTCTGATAGAAACGATACAAGACACAGAAACAAATGCTCCCGGGTGGCTGTATTATTGCAAAGCGGATTATATTTTATACGGCGGCGGAAACAAAATTTATTGCATAGATTTCAACCAGTTAAAAATCTTTTTGGAAAAGCATAAAGATAAGTTCAATACAAAAATCAGCAAAAAAGGTTGGGGACGGACAGAAAATATTGTTATTGATTGGCCGACATTAAAAGTAAATAAAATTGCAAAACAAATTTTATAAACATGGCAAAACTAAAACAGAAATCGCAATTATCAGAACAAAGTAAAATTATTTTACAGCAAAGAAAAAGCGGAAAATCTATTGACGATTTAGCGCGAGATTTTAATTTGTCGCGCTCAAGAGTTTATTATCTTATCAGTAAGTATGGCGATACGCTTCCCAAAAAATTACAGCAAAAATAAACAAGGGTATTGACACGCCCGCTGGTTCTGATATTATTAGGTAAAGGTCGGGAAAAAAATAATAAAACAAAAAAAATGATAAAAGAATTGAAACAAAAAATCGCAGAGAAAAATAAACTTGTTGATTTTGTCCAAAGGGGACTTATCAACGACATAGAATTTTACAGATTATTGAACGAACAGAAAGCAGATATTTTGCAAGACGAGCAGGAAATTATCAGTTTTGAAGAAGCACATGGAGCCGTTTGCGAAGAAGACGGCTGGGAAGTATAAGCCGATCTTGTGCGGCAAAAATAATAACCTTATATCCAGTTAAACCGACCGATCCCTTTATAAGGTGGGTCGGTCTAACTGGGAAATCAAATGTTAGAAAAAAAAGAAGAATCTTCTCAATTAGAGATAGTTCAAAAAGAATACTCAAAGGAACTTAAAAAACCAGCAGTAATAAACGCTTTGTTGCAAACAACTTTTAAGGGATTTTCAAAAGAGTTGATGGAAAAAGCAATTTTTGAAGGAATGACAAGAGGTTTTACTTTCAAAAACTTTCTTCAAAAAGATGTTTATGCAATTCCTTATGGACACGGTTATTCTTTGGTAACCTCTATTGACTATTGCAGAAAAATTGCAATGAGATCGGGATTAGCGGGTAAGTCAGAGCCGAAATTTACAGAGAAAGACGGCAAACCACTAACTTGCACTGTTACCGTTAAAAGAAATGTTGCCGGTGCAACCGGTGATTATACTGCGACAGTCCACTTTGCCGAATACTCAACTGGACGCAATTTGTGGGTCTCAAAACCTTATACAATGATTGCCAAGGTAGCAGAAATGCACTCATTACGATCTGCCTTCCCTGAAGAGATGGCGCAGGCCTATGTTGAGGAAGAGTTTGAAAAAGAAACAGAGGGATTGCCGGCAGAGGAAAAGATTGAGGAATACAAAGACAAATTGAATGCCGCCAAAACTTTGGATGAGTTAAAAACAATTTATTCCGCGCTTCCAGTTAAAGTAAAAGCCGAACTGAAAGCCCTTAAAGATATTTTGAAAGTTGAATTAACTAACAAAGAAAAAGATGAAAACCCAAAAATTCCAAAATAAAGAAGAGTGGATGGCCGCGCGAACTGGCAAGATAACCGGGACCCGATTGAAGGATATAATTGTATTGCGTGGCACAACACCAAAAAAGGGTTACTACGAATTGATTGCGGAGCGCATAGCACTTCCACCGGACGGAGAGAATGTAATGGATAGGGGATTGAGATTGGAAGAAGAGGCAATGAAATTATTGGCGGAAAAAATAGGCAAAGAAATTGACACAAGTTTGGTACTTTGCGAAAGCGAAGAAAATCCGAGCATTGCTTATTCGCCGGACGGACTAATTGGGAAGACAGAAGGTTGCGAAATTAAGTGTTTAAATAGCGCCAGCCACATTGAAGCGCTACTGACGAACAAAATACCATCTGAGTATTATTTTCAATCCCTGCAGCCGTTTATCGTCAACCCAGCCCTTAAAAAACTATACTTTTGCTTCTACGACCCGAGAATTCCCGCCCACGAATTTTTCTGTTTTGAAGTGAACCGGAAAGACATTGAAGAGGATGTGGAAAAATATAAGGCAGAGCAACTAAGAGTTTTAAAAGAGGTTGACGAAATAGTATTAAGGTTGACGGGATTCTAATTATGGACAAAGCGGAAAAACAAAGAACAAGCAAACAAAACCAAGCCCTTCATTTGTTTTTCCGCTTATTGGCGGAACGGCTTAATGAAAACGGAAAAGATTTGGCGACTATTCTTGCAAAAAGCCCGATAGATATACCAGCTACCGAAGAAAATGTAAAAGAAGTCCTGTGGCGCCCAATTCAGGAAGCAATGTTTGACAAGAGAAGCACAACTACGCTTTCTACAAAAGATATAGACAGAATTTATGATGTGATAAACAAGTTTTTGGGAGAAATGCAGATTGAATGTCCAACATTTCCGAGTATAGAAGAAAGCATATTTAAGTAATTCGGCCGGGCGAGTGTGATCGGAAGTTGCACTCGCTTGTGGCCTTTATAAAAACTAACAAAAATTTATGGCAAAGCAAAGGGTCGTAAGTGTAAAATTCTGGGACGATTCCTATGTGATGAAATTAGACCCAATTGAAAAATTGATGTTCCTTTATTTTATAACAAATCCACTGACTAATATAAGTGGAATTTATGAGATTTCTTTGCGCCGAATAGCTTTTGATACTGGAATTGATAGTGAGATGGTTGATAAAATCCTTAAGAGGTTTGAGAAGGAAAACAAAATGATATACAGAGAGGGCTGGCTTTGTATAACAAATTTCATAAAAAATCAGAATCTTAATCCGTCTGTTATAAGTGGAATTGAGAGGGAATTAAAATGCGTCCCCAAGGTTACTTTACAACAGCTTGCGACAGCCTGTCCCAGCCTGAAGCAGGACGGTACACTTAACTTAACTAAACTTAACTTAACTAAACCGACTTGGAAAAAGAATTTTTCCTTTAGGGGACAGAAGGTTAGGGATTACTTTGGGACGTTACAAGCCTTCTCGCAAGGAGAGTGGAAAAACATAGATTCAAAATTTCTTAAAGAAGTTGAAGAAGTATGAAAACTACAACACGACAAATTATATTAAATCTTTTGAGGGAACGCCGAACATGGCAACCGGTTTGGAAATTAGTAAATACAAATACAGAGTGTGGATTTCTGCCCGTAGCCGCCAGATCGCGCGCCCAGGAGTTAGCCCAAGAAGGATTGGTGGATCGTAGATATGGCTCAAAAGACAACGCATTGGTTCCCGGTAAGTATTCGTGGTATCGCATTAAGCAGGTTCCGCCACCGGCCCCGGCGGTTCAAGTGTTAAAACCTGAAG